TTCTGATAGCCAGTAAATTCGTAGGTTAATTCCTCATGTTCGCTGAATTAGCGGCAATCGGTAGCGCACTTAGCGCAATAAATTCAACCATTTCTACGTTAAAAGAAAGCAAAGCTAATGCTTCTGATGCAGTGTCTTTGTTGTCTAAGTTTGGGGCAGCGTCAAGTAAGCTGGATAAATGGGAGCAAAAGACAAAATCTAAACGCCCTCTCACGCCAAAAGAGGCGATGGATCTTAGTATTCATCGTCGCAAAATAAAAATGCAGGAGACTCAAATAAAAGATATATGCCTTATGTCTGGCTGTGCCGACGTTTGGCACGAGGCACAAAGGATAAGGGCGCAGTCAGAAAGAGACCATAAAGAGTTCTTAAAAACAGCACATATAAGGCGCAAGCAGCGCAAAGAAAAGATAAAAAACTGGGCTATAGCTTTGTTTATAGGGGTTTCTTTAATTGTAATTACAGGAACAGGATTTGTTTTAAACAAAGCATATGAGAAAGTTCAATTAGATAATGCGAAAGAACGACTTAAAAAAGCAAAAGAGCGTCAAAGGAATATACGAAAATGTGGTAGAGTTAAGTGCTAATCAGGAGGATGCATGAATAATATTGAGATAGACGGGGAGAATTTTAGTTTAGAAGCAGTGACTGACGAGACAAAAGAATTAGTGCGTCAGTATTTTTCTGGGTTACATTTGATACAATTAAAACGAGATGAGTTGTTTTTATTAGAAGTAGGTTCTTTAAATCTTAGTCATACATTAAAAGAACGTATACTGATTGATACAGGGAAGATAAAAAAGCAATGACTTATTACAAACTAACACGTTTTTCTGGTATAGCTCCTGCTGTTTCTTCTCGATTGTTGGGGGAACAGTTTGCTCAAACGTCACAAAATATAGACTTTGAAGCAGGGCGTATTACTCCAATAACAGAAGAAACAACAACAGCTACATTGACGGCTGGTACAAGAAATTCAATTTATTACTATGAAAATAGCGGCACTAATCAATGGTTACAATGGGACAATGATTATATTAAGGCAGTTGAAGGGCCTATCCCTGGGGATACATTAAATCGTTTATATTGGTCTGGTGAAACTTACCCGAAAATGTCTCATCGACAAGCGATTACTTCAGGTAGTGCGCCTTTTCCAACAACTGCTTATCGGTTAGGTATACCTATACCAGCAAATCTTTCTATTGCGTTGTCTGGAACAGCTGATCCAAATGCTACTCCTATAGATGTAGCGTATGTTTTAACATTTGTTTCTAACTATGGAGAAGAAGGGCCGCCTTCTGCTGTTACAGCAACTACGTCTTTTACTCCTAGCACACAGACAATCACTGTAACGAGAGGTGCTTTACCTACAGGAAACTACGCTTTAAGTTCTACTCAAGGTACTTTTCCACAAGTTGCTAAGTGGCGGTTGTATCGTAGTGCAGTGGGTTCTACTCAAGCAGCATTTCAGTTAGTCCATGAAGCTCCTGATATTGCAAATACTCAGTATGCAGACCAACTACAACCTGCACAGCTACAAGAAGTTATTCCTTCTACAACATGGATAGGTCCACCAGATGATGACACTACTTTATATCCAGATGGTCCTATGCAGGGGCTTATACCTGTAGCAAATGGTGTATTTGCTGGGTTTACAGGCAGACGGCTTTGTTTATCAGAGCCATTTTTACCCCATGCATGGCCTATTTCTTACCGTATTACATTAGAAAAAGAAATTGTGGCTATTGCAACAACGGGTAATGGCGTGGTTTGTTTAACTCAAGGTAAGCCTTACTTTGTAACGGGTACTGATCCGTCAGCAATGGTGGCGGTAGAGATTGATTTGGCTCAAGCTTGTGTTAATAAACACAGTGTTGTGGATATGGGTGATTATGTATTGTATGCAGGACCAGATGGTTTGTGTGCTATTGCAGGTACAGATGGTAGTGTAGTAACAAAAGGATTAATTAGTCCTTCTCAGTGGAATGCTGATTTTGCTCCTACAACCTACAAAGCGTTTAAACATGAAGGTACTTATGTAGCATTTCATAGTACAACAAGTGGTTGGGTATATGATCCACGAGCGCAAGAAGCAGCTATATCTACTACAACCAGTTCAGCAGCGGTGCGTGGGGGCTTCCATAATCCTAAAGATGGGGAGTTAGACCTTATTATTGCAAGTAACGTGCGAAGGTATCGAGGCAGTACAACGAATCAAACGGCTACGTGGAAAAGTAAAAAGTTTGTAGCACCTAATCCTGTATCTATGTCATGGGTGCATATACATGCAGATAGCTATCCAGCGTCAGGCACAAAAAATCGAATACGAGTCTGGGTAGACGGCACTGTTATTGCTGATTACAACATAACTAAAACGGGTAATGTGTTTACTCAGGAAACATCTACGCCTAATGGCATTAGTAATGTGACATTACAAGCTCCTACGATGCGGTTGCCTAGTGCAATAGGCACAGAATGGGAGGTAGAAGTGTCAGGTGCAGTAAACATTAATGAAGTTTGTTTATCTCAAAGCATTGCGGAGATTAATGCAACATGAGTGAGTATGGCACACGTAGTCATAATGTTTCGGGGGGCAGATCAACTACATTGCCTGGGATTGGTAGGGTTCCACGAGATGCCAGCCCAGAGTTAAAACGATACCTTGAAGCATTACAAGAGATTATAGAAGTTAGAAATGGTTTTCGTGGTGATGTAAGAGATAGAGCCATTACTTTACGAGAGCTAATAGCAAGCGGTTTAGCCAAAGATTTAGAATCTGTGCCGTTTGATCCTAATAATCCAACGGGACAAAATGTTGGTTTTCAACCGACTAACCCTATACCTGATTCGGAAACGCCCACAACACCTACTAATCTAGCAGTATCTGCAGGGTTTGGTGTGCTTAAAGTTTCTTGGACTTATCCTACTAATTATACAGGGCATTCACATACAGATGTATTTCGTGGTACGTCTAATAATCGTGCTAATGCTGTATTTATAGGGCTAAGTGAAGGTGCTATGTTTGTTGATGCAACTGTTTCAGCCAGCACACAATACTATTATTGGGTTAGGCATGTTTCTGTATCAGGTGAAGACGGTAGTTATGCTGGTCCTGTTAATGCTACGTTACAGCCTGACGTTACTGTATTGTTATCAACGTTAACTGGTGCAATTACTAGCAGCCAATTAGTATCTTCTTTATCAACAGCTATTACTAACAATACTACCTCTGTAACTAGCTTAAATGGGCAGTATATGGTGAAGATAGCAAGTGCTACTTCAGGAGGTGGGCAACATGTTGCAGGGTTTGGGCTATCAAATACCGCTGCAAATGGTACACCTACGTCAGCATTTATTATAGCTGCGGATAAGTTTGCTGTAGTAAACGCAACAAATCATGGAGTAGGAGCTACTAACTCTCCTTCTACAACTAATACGCCTTTTATAGTAACTACTTCTGCTGAAACTATTGATGGTGTAACTATACCTGTAGGCGTGTATATACAAGATGCTTTTATAAACTCAGCACGAATTACTGAATTACTAGCAGGTAGCGTTAAAGCAGATTATGTAGTAGCTGATGCATTTATGTCTTCTCCTAGAATTGAAGCCATGCAGATTAACATGGGGACAATGAATAAAGGATTAACTACGTCTACTACTTCTCGTGCTTTGGCTAGTAGTGGAGCTAACTCAACGTTTACTGTTAATACAGCCTCACCTACTCCTACTTATTCAGCAGGAGACACCTTACGTTGTGTGCCTGATGCTAATACTGCGGTGTATATGGATGTACGGGTTGTTACGTTTTCAGGAACTACATTAACTTATAAACCAGTGCGAACAACGGGGTCAGGTACATTTAACGCTTGGAAGATTACGCATCAAAACCCTGCTAAATGGACGATTAGTAATCCTAATACTCGTAATGGAAATTTTAGCATTGATGCTAGTGGTGTAATGCATTGTCAAGGCGCAACTATAAAAAGACAAAGTGACGGTGCAGTTGTTTTTGATGCTACAGAACTTAATGGGACTTATATAAAAAATTTATCAGTTGATACTGCTAGTATTGCTAATAATGCCGTAACTGTTCCAGCATCAATACAGCATGGGACAGGCAGTTACATTACGCCACAAGCAACTGAAACATTGGTTGGAACTACTGCACTTGAAGTAAATTTTGGGACAAGTGTTCCTAGTAAAGTGCTTATTTTAGCCTACATAGACCTTGATAGTGTAGGTACAGGAGGTGATTTTGCTGCTGCTGGAATGCGGATTCGTTATAACACTACAAACAGCACACAGATAGCTGGATCTACACTTGTAAATTATGTTCAAACAAATGATAGAAAAGGTGCGCCCCCGTATTTAACTATTGCGTTTAGTACCGATGGTTGGACAGGAGCAAGGTATTTTTTTCTGACTATTGAAGTAACAGGTGAATCTGCTTCTGCTGCTGGTTGGTGGCGAGTTGAAGATGCTAATCTAACTGTTTTTGGAGTAAGGAAATGAGTGCGGTTTGCTACCTTTGTCACAATGAAGCAGGAGAAATAACCTCGGTGATTCGAGGCGACTCAGAACATATGAGTGAACCAACGGGTTCTTTTATAAAGTATACAGGCACAAAAGAGGTTTCAACAAAATGGTATATTAAAGATGGTGTTGCTAAAGAAAAAGGAGAGCAGCCATCTAAGTCTCATACTTTTAATGTTACTTCTGAATCTTGGGAGTTAGACCTTTCTGATGCGAAATCAAGGGCGTGGGATAGAATTAAACTAAGTAGAGAAGCTGACGAGTGCGGTACTTTTACATGGAGCGATAATACATTTCAATGTGATGAACATAGTCAGCGTAAATTAATGCTTACTATGCAACGAGCTTTGATTGATTCAAGTCTTTCAATGGCTTGGACACTAGCAAATAATACAGTTAAAACTTTTAGCTCTGCTGATTATCTGAATATTGGTACGGCTATGTCTACGCATATAAATGCTTGCCACGAAAAAGCAAAAGGCTTACGCACTAAGATAAATGCAGCAACAACACAGGATGAGTTAGACGCTATTACTTATTAGGTTTTTTCTTTGAGTAACCTTTGTTGGGCTTTTTGTTTTCCATTCGGATAGGTTTTCCTGGTGGTGCATTAATAAAACATTTTTTGCCTTTATGCATGATAGCTCCTAATCATCTTTGTCTGCTAGTTTAAGCATTCGTAATCGTAAACGTTTGCTTCTTTCTGGAGTCTGTCTACTCCACCTACTGTCGTCCATTTCAAGTGCGACTTGCCCCCAAGCTTGATCTTCTACGGCCTCGTTCATGTGTTTGAATTTACTAAGACCAGTTGGCCCCATTTGGAAACACATATTAACAAGAATATGCTGGGCTTCTTGAGGTAGTTCCTCCCAGCTATCATATATTCTACGACAACCATCTATAGCAAGCTGCACATCTTCTTGAAACAACTCATAGCATCTGTGTTCTGTAATACTGTCTTCTGCTGGCGCACTATCATAAGCATTTCTAATAGGCAGACTAATTTCTGGGTCTGTGTTAAGGATTTTATGTCCTATACCAATGGTGGCATGACCTTCTGTGCAGAGATATGCATGAAGTACCTTGCCCTCATCACTTGCTATTTCATCGTAAAGAACCTTTATATCTACCGCCATACGTATTTTCCTAATATATAGCCAATAATAATACCCATCGCAAATTCAATCATTTTTTGCCGTTGTTCCAGCTTTGGAAGCCAAAGAACGCTGCAATCAACCCCGACACGCTGATAAAATACACGGACGCAATATCTCCGAGTATGGTAGC